AGAAAGAAGCGCCTCGGTTGCAAACGGCAATTCGTTCACGATGTTGCCGATATTCACGTTTTCACGAGAGTCAAACCATTGCCCGATGAGCAAGAGCATTCCCTGACGGAACGGCTCGGGAAACGGATTGAGCGCCGGCTCGTAACCACATACGAAGCGCACGGTGATTGCCTGCGACTGACAGCGCACGGCAGGCCACGTGACGCCATAGGCCGGTTCGAAGAAGCCCTCCGCACGCTCTTGGTTTGCGTTCAGCACGCGGTATTGATCGGCGGCCAGCGTCTGCTCGACGCCTGCCGTGTCGATGTACTTCACGGAGGTAACGGACTGCAGCGGTGACTTTGGCAGAACGATGCGGAAGGCAACGCGCCGGTAGCCGCGCGAGGTGTCGAGAATGCACGGCCACGCGTCATCGAGCGTGTAATCCCATGTCTGCGTGACGAAGGCGCGACGCAGGTACGTTTCGGCGTGGTAGCGGGCGGCCAGGATGTAGCCGGCGAGCAAACCATCCTCGTCAGCGGTCGTTACCCTGCAATGGGCCTTCGCCTCCGCGAGGCTCACCGGGTCGAGCGCGGGAGACGTTACAAGCGTCAGGCCCATCAGGCCGCCTCGCCGGAAACCAGTGGGTTAGGGTGGCCGGAATGATCGTAGGCCGCCTCGATCTCGTCGGCGGTCGGCAACTGCTCTCGCTCAATGAACAAAATACGCTTTTGCCCTTCGGGGCTCGTTTCGAACTTCAAATCGACGGTGTCGTAGCCGTAGGATCGTTTGGCGAAGGGCTCACACGCATCCATGAGCGAGGATGTGCGCGCAATGGTCAACTCAACGCCGCGGGCCTTGGCCATGCCCAGCCAGAATTCGACGCAGCCCCGGCCTTTCTCGGCGTCGTGGGCGTTGTCGTACGTGAAATCCATCCCGAACAGGGACAGCCGCTGCACGCCGATGTGTATCGCGTAGGCAATCGCATAAGCCGCCGTGCTGTTGAAGTAGATCATGCCCGTTGAGTTGTAGACCGCCTCCAGCGGAAATTCGACGAGCCCCGGGTAATCGGCATGCTTGCGGCTCGTGTAGATAGGCCCAGGATGCTTGCGCATCCATTCGAGCATCGCCGCGATATTGCTTTGGGGTCGTGCCGCTGCACGCACTTCCTGGATCCGCACGTCGTCCATGTGGAAAATGCGGTCGCACTGCACGACATCGCCCAGTGCGTTGATCCCCCACACCTCATCACAGAACTTGCTGCGTCCACCGAGTTGGCGCGCGACATACACATACTGATTGAGAGAGGGGCCGAGGCCCAGAATGGCGACGTGCTTTGGCTGTTCGACCAGTTGAATCAAGGAAAGTCTCCGGCGAAGAAAAGGCCGCGCCAGATTTCTCCAGCGCGGCGGCCGTGAACGATCAGGCCATACCAGACGTGCTTTCAGGGTTGAAGAGCAGTGCCGTGACGTCGACGCAGCCGACGCTGGTCGTGCCCGTGCTGATCGTGTTCACCTGAACGTAGCGCTTCTCGCCCTTGTAGCCGACGCTCTTACGGACGTTCTGCCCAACACCGGATGTGGTCGCGCCGGCAGCCCGGCTGGCCAGCGTTTCCGTGCCGACAAGGTCCTCATCCGCGACAGACGTCAGCGTGCCCGTCACGTCGCCTTCCTTCACTTGGACGGTGACGATGGTGCCGGTCGTAACGATGGCGCCGTAGCCGAGCAAGAAATGAACACCGCCGTACCCCTGGCGATCGATGATCTTGCCCGTCTTCGTGGCATTCGCGCCGATGGCCACCGGGCCAATGGCGTGCCTCTCGACGGTTGCGTTCTGGAGATCGTGTGCATTCATGTTGGCTGCTCCTTTAGGCGGAGAACTGGATGAACTTGATGGCTTCGAAGTTCACCACCTGGCCGCCCGTGCGCCGGATCGTGTAGAACTTCACGTAGGGCTTGTCGGTGAACGGATCGCGCAGAACGCGGACACCGAGGCGGTCCACAATCTGGTAGCCCTCCTTGAAGTTGCCGAAGGCCATCGATAGGGACCCGGTGGCGATCGCCGGCATGTCCTCGGCCATGACGATTGGATACCCAAGCAGCCGGTCCGGCTGGCCGGCCTGCAGGCCTGGCTGCCAGATGTACTCGAGCGTCGTCGTGGTCTTGAACTTGCGGATCGCCGCGATGACCGTTCGCCGCGTGACCCAGTTCGCGCCGTTCAGGAAGTGCTGCTTGAACGCGCCAAGCAGATCGAACAGCGGATCGGCCTGGGTCGTATGAAACGCCCCGTTCGCTCCCGTCTTGACGTGCTCGATAGTGCCCCATGCGCGGGTGGCGTCCGCCGTCGCCGCCGTGGTGTAGGACGCAAAGCCGCGGGGCTTGCCCACACCGTTGCCGGTGATGAACGCAGTGCCTTCTACGCGCGCAAACTTGTCGGCGACCTTGCCACCCAGCCATGCTTCGATATCCACGCTCGAGTCGTCCAGGAGCTTCTGCGACGCCTTCGGCTGCGCATACATCTCGTGCGCCTCGATTCGGTACTTTCCAATCTGCGGCGTGGTGGTATCGGAACGAGTCCCGACCTCTCCCACCCAGCCGGCGTCGGCTTCGCCCAGATCCTCGATTCCCTCGAGCGCATCCGACCCGATCGGCTGCACGGATGCGATCGCACGGATCGGCGACAGCTCATACACGCGCGCAACGATCCGGCCACCCAGGTCCGGCGTCACGAAGTGGCCGCCATCCACGTCGGAGCCGACGATCATCGCCTTGCGCTCTTCGGGTGTCAGGGCATCCAAGCCCTTGCGCAGATAGATGCCCTGCGCCTGCTTGTACAGCCGATAGTCCTCGACGGTAAGGTCCTGCGGATCCGCCAGGCCGCGAGCGCGCGCGACGGATTTCACCTGCTTATTCCAGTCCAGGAGGGACTTTGCTTCCTTCTCGTCGCCGGCGCCGGCGATCTTGAGCAGATTCACCTTGCGCTCAAGCTCCTCGCGCAACTCGGCTTCCGCCTTGATGCGTTTCTCGAGGCCTTCCTTCGTGCCGGTCAGATCGTCGATCGCCTGGCTGAGATTGGCGAGCTTCGTTTCCGCGAGCGCGTCTTTCACGCCCTTGGCGATCAGCTTGTTGTTCTCGGTCTTGAACTCTTCGAACGCGCGACCAATTTTCTCGCACGTTGCTTTGACTTCTTCGATTGCGTCCACGGTAGTTACCTCGTGATCTGAGACAGGAGTCGCTCGCCAATGGACTTGGCTGCGACGATGCGTGCCGTCTCCGAATCACTCGGACTCAGGCTCTTGATGCGTGACACGAAGGCCACGGCTTGCTTCCGCGAAAAACCACAAGCCTCTCGCAGGTAGTCTTCCGCGTCTGAAAGGGTTTTGATGAGCTCTATGCGCTCAGCAGACTTCACCGAATCGATTCGTGATTCCTCATTCGCAGGGAACGTGACAACGCTCACCTCGAAGAGATCGACCTTTTTGAGCGTGCGCGGCGGATCTTCCGGCTTTTTGCCATAGGCGACTTCGCGCGCGATGTACCCGATCGAGAGTCCATCCAGAGCGCCGGATTTCAGGCCCTCGTAGATGTACCGCCCCTTCTGTGTGTCGAGCGCGAAAAGCTCGCCTTCGACCTTGAGGCCGGTGTCGTCCTCTTCCATCGAGGTCCACAGGCCGATCGGAATGCCGTCTTCCGCCGGGCCCATGAACGAGCCGTGCTGCAGAAGCATCTTTGGCATGCTCTTGCGCTTCTTCCATTCGGAGAGCGTCGTCTTGAACGCCCCCTTCTGAATGGCGTCACCGTAGGCGTCGGTGTTGCCGAAGATGGCGCCGTACCCCGCAAACGTGCCTGACTTCGTGTCGTCCGAGCTCGGGGCAAATTTCACCTGGAGCCCAAACGCGGAGTGTTCGAGCTTCATCGTTCCAATTCTCCTGTAGAGCTATTCGGGCGGTGTGCCCGGCGGCCGATCCTTCGGAGGCTCCGGAGGATTGCCGACGAATGTGTTGGCTGGTGCGAGTGGCTCGTCGAGCCCCTCCAGCGGATTCATATCGAGCACCTGACGCGCCTCGTTGCGCACGATGATTCCGGACAGCACACCACGAGCGAGGTAGTCCATCTGGTCGCGCGCCGCCATGCGAAGCATCGCCTTCTCGTTGAGCTTCGTGTAATAGCCCTGCGCGCGATCTGCCGGCGACAGCAATCGTTTGTCCGCACTCTGTTCGAGGCGTCGGGCCCACGGCCCGGACGTATACATGGAGTGCGCGAGGAACATCTGCTCGGAACTCGCGTACGTCGCGGTTTTGTCCGCGTGCCCAACCATGATCGGAAGCACGCGGTTGAACCGGCAAACTTCCTCGACGGCAAATCTGCGCTGATCGAGCGTCTGTGCGTCGACGTTTGACATAGACGTAGCCAGCCACTTTGCCGCGCGATCGAGCACCATCGGGCGACCGGCATTCTCGCTACCGGCATGGTACGTCTCGATCCATTTCGTGAGCTTCTTCTGCTGCTCGTCGGTAAGGCTGCCCTCAACCGCGAGATACCCAGGCATCCGCACACCCTGTGATTGCAGCCGGGCTTGTCCTTCCTCAATCGCCATCGACAGGCCAAGCGCCTGGCGCGCAAGCTGCATGAACTCGAGACCGGTATACGAGCACCAGGACGGACCGCGGACGTGCCACATCTCGGCCGAGGACAGTTTCAACATGCGTCCGTCGTCGGTTCGCACCTCGTAGGTTGGCAGTTCCGGCCATTTGTATTTGACCGTCACCCACTTCGGCTCGAGCAACCACAGCGAATCGACCCGCCCGGCCACAGTCGGCACCCACACGTAGGCGTTTCCGCAGAACGCCAGGTGCAGCCCCATGGTCTCCTGAAACTCGAATGCGGTCTGCAGCGGGTTCGGCGATGCTGCAAGCCGGTCGTACAGCGGGTGACTCAGCGCCTGCTGAATCTCTCGGTCTCGTTGCTGATGGACTTTCCACGGCAGCATGGCAATGCCTTCGGCGATCACACGCCCGCATGCCAGCGCCGTTGAGACCTGCAGGGCGGTGGTGAGCGAGACGTCTTTGCCCGCCCAGGTTTGCCCCCACCCGCCATAGATCTCGCGAAACAGCTCAAGGGTGTCAGTCTTAGACTCGCGACCCCTGAGCGTGCCCCACGCTTTCGGTACTCGGTCCCAGAAGCTCGCCAATGTTTACTCCCAGAACGACTTGCAGGAATCGCGCTTGCCCATCACCTGTGCGCAGCGCAAGGCCATTGCCAGCGCCACGATGCCATCGATACGGCCCTTCGACTTACGTTTGTCGAACTTCTTTTCCTCGGCGCTGCCGGTGGTCACGATCGCATTCGCCGAGCACATCGTCAGGACTGGATTGCGCCGCACGCGCAGCTTGCCGTTAACAACAGCGTCCGTGACGGCCTCCACAGCCGGGGTCATATCCTTGAAGCCCTGCCCGTGCTGGACGAGCAGGAGTCCCGGTGAGCTCGCGAGCTTCTCGTCGTCCGCATCCAGCGGAACAACCGAGTATTCGAACGCCGCCTCGTCGAGCTCCCTCTGCAGGTCTTCGATGCGCCAGCGGTCGAAAGCAAGCGCGTCAAGCCCGTAGTGCTCGCGGAGCTCTATCACGCGACGCGCAACATATTCGTACTCGACGCTCGCTCCGGGGGTTGCTTCCAGGTGCTGCTCTGTGCGCCATACCGTGTACGGCACGCGGTCTCGATCCTCACGCTGGCGGATGCCTTCCTCCGGCGTCCAGAAATATAGGAAAGCGTCGACACCGTCGCCGTCCGGACGCAGGAACACCAGGGCAAGAGCCGTGAGGTCGTTGCGCGCGGACAGATCCAGACCCGCCCAGCAACGCGAACCGCGGTACTGCGCGAGGTCGAGCGTCTCTACTTCACACGCGCGCCACTTTTCTCCGTCGATCCATGGCGTGGCGGCATCCACCCACTCGCAGAAGTTGAGTCGCCGCGTCTTGGACTGCAGGGCCGGCATGCCTTGCGCCTTCTTCACCGCCTCTCGCAGATACTTCATGTCGATCGACACGCCGAGATTCGGGTTCGCCTTCGGCCAACACGCCTCATTCTTCCAGTCGTCGCCACGATGGAGCGCACATACGTACGCGAACCATGCATCGTCCTGCAGCCGCCCATCCAGGATGCGCTCGCTATATTCACGGTGCTGGTAGCACACCGAGTTGCGGTCGACGCCGCTGTTCGTGACCTCGATGATCATCGGCTGTCGGCGAAACTTGAATCCGGCATGCAGCATATCCACGACAGTGCCGTCCGGATGCTCGTGGAGTTCGTCGCACAGCGCGCAGTGCGGCCGTGGTCCGGACTGCTTGTCGTCGCTCGATATGGTCCGGAAGAACGAGTCCTTCGAGGGGAAGAACATGTTCCACGGATTCAACCCGCCGTACTTGATCAACCGCTTTGAGAGGTTGGGCGACTGATCGCGCATCGCGACCGCGTCGCGAAACAGAATCATCGCCTGATCCTTCGTCGACGCGGCGGCGTATACCTCCGCCCGGGCCTCGTCATCCGCTGTCAGGCAGTACAGTCCGATGCCGCCGGCGAGCGGTGACTTCCCATTGCCCTTTCCGATCTCGACGTATGCGGTGCGAAACCTGCGAAACCCGTCCGGGCCGAGCCACCCAAAGAGGTTGCCCAGAATGAAGGCCTGCCACATCCTCGGGTCGAACGGCTCCCCCTCGAACTGCCCGCCATTCAGCCGCAGCACGTTGCGGAAGTAGCCAAAAACGTGCGCACTCTTCTCGAGCGACCATTTCAGGCCGCGGGCGGGCCCATCGACCAGATCGCGCAGATGCCTCTCGCTCGCCTTCTGAACCCACGGACCGACCAGAATCGCACCGTCGACAACTGCCTGAGCGTATGTCGTCGCAGGATCTTTGCCGTGCGCGCTCGAAAGGTCAGTTGAAGTAGCGCTCTGCCGGGTCTTCTTCTTCCGCTTGATCAACTGTGGAGACCTTCTGCCTCGCGGCTGGTGTCAGTCCGAGCGCACAGATCGCCACGAAATACCGGCGCCACGCATCCGAGGCGATCGCGACAGCCGGATGCGGCTTGATGACGGTCGCGCCGCTGCTCGTCTCACTCTCGAACGTCATGCCCTCTTTCCGCCATAGCTTCTCAGCTTCGTAGCCGACGGAATACGCGCCGGCAGCAACATGCAGCGCCGCGCGATCTGACTCGGTGAGCACCTTCA